AGGGACGTGATACAAATGAAATGTCCAATATGTGGAAGTAATAAAACAAGAGTTATAGAATCAAGACCACATTATTACGGAGTCAGACGAAGAAGAGAATGTCCGGAATGTATGACAGCTTTTACAACATTCGAGTTAATTCTTGTAGAGACAATAGATAAACATTTATTGAAGGAGTCGGTGAAACAGTGAAACGAGAAATTTTGAGCGAGCGAATAATAGCAGATACATGTGATGAAATAAAAAATCTACTAATCAGAAAAAATCACGATTACGGAAACAGTTTCTCAAAACAGTTTGAAAAGTACGGATTACTAAGCGGAATTATCCGGTTAGATGATAAAATGAGTCGATTAGATTCGCTGATACAAAATAAAGCGCTCGTTAATGAGAGTATTGAGGATACAGTCGCTGATATTGCCGGGTATGCTATTTTACTTTTAATTGAATTGAGGAAAAAGCAAGAAGGTGAATAAATGGACATTGAACAAGCATTGGAATCAGTGAGATTAATATATGTCAATTTGCCAAAGCGTTATGACGAAGTGAAAAGAGAAATTAAGCAATGTGAATTGGAAATAGAAGATTTAGAACATGTACTAGAGTTTTCGAATTTCAATGCGAGTGATGGCTATAAGTTGGCCAAAGAATTAAAAGAAGTACGACAGAAAAGGCGAACACTCAAAAATGAACTAGAACTCTTAGAAGTTATCAAAAGACTAAATACATTCCCAAAGCCCCAAGAAAAACATATAAGTCAAGCGATTGGGGATATACGCAAAACCTTACAAGTACAAAAAGAACGTTGTTACTCTATGCGAATAAGACACGATTTGCAGGATAGGGTGAGATGATGAGCAAAATAGACGATTTAAAAAGGTTGTACAGCCAAGCAAGCAAACTAGACGAAGAATACCCAAAGCAAATTATTGATAAGCTATCAATCTATGGGCAAATACTTGAGATTTTGGGCAACTTATGGGCGGCGGCTACGCTCGATTGGAAAATGGCAGAGGCAAAAAGAAGAGAAACGATTGCCAATGTATACTCCTTAGATCCACAAGGTTCGAACAAAGACAAAGAAATGAAGGCAGAAATGGCGGCGGCCAAGTGGAGACAAGAAGAAGCAAAGTATGAAGCAGAAACACAGCGATGGAAAAATGCCTATATTAGCACACAAGAACAAATACAAATCATGAAGAAACGGTATGAGCATATGCAAAATGTAGCAAAAGGTGGGGTTTAATTGAAAGTAACAGACACGTTAAGCAAAGCAGCATTTAAACACATTGAAGCAGAATTATACAGCTATCACGATACTTTGAAAGAAATTGACCGGTTAAGAAAGGAAATTATGTTCTGTAAGTCAAATGATGATGAAAATTTAGGTGGTGGTCGCTCGTCAGTACCAGGGCGACCTACCGAAAGAATAGCAACAAGACTTTTAACACACAAACGGTTAAGGAACCTTGAAGAAATGGCAGAGGCGATACAATATACGTACAATGCTTTATCAAGTGACCATAAAAAAATTATTGAAACAAAATACTGGAGTCACAAACGGTTGAGTTGGGATGATGTAGCAATACAATGCAATATGCATCGAAATACGTGCTATAAATTGAGAAGAGATGTTGTTTATTTAATAGCTGATAAGATTGGTTGGTAAGTTGGGCGAGTAAAATGAGAAGTTGAAGAAAATTGCGACATATGGAGGTAATGCCAATTGAACAAAAGACAACGTAAAAAGTTGGATAATAAATTAAGGATTGCCATTAGAGAGTTAAACAATGATGTTGCCAAATATGAGGGTTATCCTCTTATTACAAGTGAAGAGGTAGAGGAGACTTTAAAAAGAGTTAAGAAAACAAAGGAAGGTATCAATAGAACTTTAAGGGATTATAAAAGATTTATTATGTCGTAGTTCGGTGAAAATGCGCAGTAAGTAAAGAAGGTGAAATATAATGAAAAAAACAAAACAAATTTAGGCAGTGGGTAAAGAAAAATTATTACTAATAACAAAACTATGTACAAACATTGTGCAAACAGCCCACAATTTTATTGTATTATAATAGTGTAGATGATTGGCGAAAAAAACATTTCATCTACGAAAATAAACTGTTTGACAAGTCTAGCTTATTTTATTTGTTCCCCTCAAAGTGAGTCACCCGATTAGGGTTCGGAGTTAGTCCGGACGACCGGGCGACTCTTTTTATCGTGTTTTCCTCCTTTTCTTTATATAGATTAGGTCATTGTGGGAATGTAATCCTCGTAAAGGCGTGGGGCGGGACGCAGGGGATAAAGAAGGAATTTTCTCCTTTTTGTCGAATATTGAAGGTATAATTGACAAAAAGGAGGAAATTAAGGGCGTGAAAAAATTCATTTCAATTGTTTTTCTTTTGGTTTTAGCGGCTTGTTCGGGACAACAAAACGAGCTAGATAATTTTGTCAAAGCGTACAATGGAAATGTTGATGGTTCACTAAACACCATTGACAAAAACGAGATTGATGAAATCAGAGAGGAAGAAAACGGTAAATGGCAACAGATAGTAAAAGAAGATGGGAAGTATACCATCGAGGCAAAATATGACAAGGATAATAACATTAGCGGGTATCATATCGGAATCGACGGAACTGAATTATATGAAACCATGAAGGGCGAAGGTTTCAAAGCTTCAACAGCGATAATTAAAGCACTTGATTTAGATAGCGATAAGTACATTGATGGATACGTACAAGCCATGGAGAACGGAGAGTATTCGTATGAAGACGGTGCTTATAGTATATCATTTTCAGATATGGTGATAGCAGATGATCACACCGGGCTATATATAAACTTTGACAAAGCATCTCAATAAAATGAGGTGCTTTTTATATTTTAAAAAGGGGATGTTAACCATGGCAGACAATAAATCATTAATAGTAATTGAATTAGAAAACGAAGATAGTATTCCAAGAGTGTTTTATGAAGGTGAAGAGATTAATCGTAAAGTTAGGATTCTGTTTGAGTGGGAAACAAAAACAGATAAGCCAGGAAAAATGAATCTTGAAGTAAAACATTATGGTGAATCAATATCAGATTTCAAAACGATTAAATTAAGTAAAAATGATGATTCGATTTGCCCTGAATGTGGTTTCGATCTTGACACTAAAACGTGGATAGCAGACAAAAAAGTAGTTTTTGAAGAGCATAAGTGTAAAAACTGCGGCTATAAGCGGCATAATGATGTGAGTGAAAGGTAATGAAAAACAATAACCCATTTTACAAAACATCTAAGTGGTTAAGAGAAAGAGAGAAGAGATTGAGACGTGATCAATACATGTGTAGGGAATGTAAACGATACGGAAAAACGTCTCCTGCTACAACAGTACATCATGTCATACCAGTGGACCAAAGACCTGATTTAAAATTAAACATCAATAATCTAATTAGCCTTTGTGATAAATGCCATAATCAAATGCACAATCGGATAACAGGAGAATTAACTGAAAAAGGAATGGAATGGGTTGAAAGGATATCCCCCCACCTTTTTTAATTTAAAATATTGATTTTATAGACCGGAGAGTGTACCAAGGTTTCCAATAGAGCGAAATCCAGAAAAATTTTTTTTGGGAGGTGAAGGCGGTGGCAAAAATTCCAACGAAGGAAACAATCAAACGGAGAACCATTTCAGACATGAAAGCTCTGGGAGTCCACAAACCACAATATAATCGCTTGATTGACATCTATTCTGAACTTGTTTTTCAGTATCTGAAATTGAATGATGAATTTGAAAGCGAAGGTTATAAATATGAAACCTATACTGCTGCCGGCGGAGCAAAAAAGTCTCCGATAGTTGCAACTCTAGAAAACCTTAGAAAAGATATTCTGGCATACTCTGACCGTCTTTGCCTTAACCCAAAAGCAATTGAAAATGTAACCGCCGAAAAGAAAGACAAATCAAAATTAGCAAGTGTGTTGAGTAGTCTTGAATAAAAAGTATAAAAACTACAACGAGGTAATGGAGTATGCGAAAAGTATCGTTGAAGGCAGGAAAGTTGCTTGTAAAGAAACCATTCAAATGTGTCAAAGGTTCTTAAACGACCTTAAAAATCCTGATTATGATTTTAACCCAAAAGACGCTGAATTTGTCATTGGGATCATTGAAAAAACATTTGTTCATCAAAAAGGTGAAGACATGGAAGGTCGGCCATTAAGAGGTCGTCCTTTTTTATTGGAAAAATGGCAGAAGTTTGTTGTTTATAATCTCCTTGGTTTTTTCCATAAAGGAACACAGTTAAGGCGTTTCAAGGAAGCTTTTATCATGCTCGCCAGAAAAAACGGTAAAACACCTTTTATGAGCGCATTATCATGGGGATTGGCTTTATTGGAACGTAAATCTGGAGCGGAAATTGTCATTGTTGGAGAAAAATTAAAACAGGCTATGCAAGCATTTAACTTTTTGCTTTACAACCTCAAACAAATGGGTGAGGAAAAGAATTTTCGGATACTTGATAATAACCAGGAGCACAGTATAAGCGGAGAGTTAGGCGACGGGTATTTACGGATTGAAACGATTGCCGGCAACAGTGACCGAATGGACTCCTTAAATACGCTCATACAAATATTAGACGAGCTTCACCTATATAAAAGTGCCAGTCATTACAATACCATCAAAGAATCTGGTAAAGCTTATCGTAATAGTTTATGCATTGGTATTACTACTGCCGGTGATAACATGAACTCATTTTGCTATAACCGTATGCAATACTGCCAAAAGATTTTGAATGGTACTGTTAATGATGAACAGTATTTTGTTTTCATCGCTAAAGCAGACGAAGATCCAGAAACCGGTGACGTCGATTACACAAATCCAATTGAACATGAAAAAGCCAATCCAAATTATAATGTATCCGTATCCGCACAGGAATTAATGAATGACGCTTTGCAAGCACAAAATGATCCGCAACAAAGAAAATCGTTTTTAGCAAAGTCGTTAAATATTTATACGTCAGCTATGAAGGCTTACTTTAATATCGATGAATTTAAAGCAAGTGACAGAAAATATAACTGGACAATTGATGATTTGGCAAAATTAAAAATTGATTGGTTTGGTGGGGCTGACCTTTCGAAAATGCACGACTTAACTGCAGCAGGTTTATACGGTAATTACAAATATAAAGATAAAAACGGGAAAACAATTGATGTTGATATTGTAATTACCCATTCTTGGTTTCCAATCGTTGCTGCACATCAAAAAGCGGATGAAGATAATATTCCTTTATTCGGATGGAAAGATGATGGGTGGTTAACAATGAGTAATAGCCCTACGGTTAACCATTCAGAAATAGTTAACTGGTTTATCATGATGAAAAAGAAAGGGTTTAAAATCAAACAAGTTGGTTTCGACCGAAAGTTTAGTCGAGAGTTTTTTATCGAAATGAAAAAGGAAGGTTTTGCAATGGTTGACCAACCACAATATTTTTATAAAAAATCGGAAGGTTTTAGAAGAATCGAGAAGAAAGCAAAAGATGGTCAATTTTATTATTTACACTCTCAAGCGTTTGAATACTGTGTACAAAATGTAAGAGCGATTGAAAAAACAGACGACATGATCCAATATGAAAAAATAATGCCGGAACAAAGAATAGATATATTTGACGCTTCCGTATTCGGAGCAATACGAATGCTCGAAAATTTAGAGAAGGCTACAAGTGCTACTCAATGGTTGAAGGGGTGAGAAAATGGGGCTTTTTAGAAGAAAAAAGAAAAAGATAAGAGCTGATACATCAAATATAGGATTATTTTTATCTGGCGATGATTCAATAATAATGCCAGGATATACAAAATTGTCAAACAATCCGGAAGTCAGAATGGCAGTACATCGTATTGCGGATCTAATATCATCAATGACAATACATTTAATGCAAAATACTGACAATGGTGATGTAAGAATCAAAAACGAGCTTGCAAAGAAAATAGATATAAATCCATATAGCTTAATGACTAGGAAAGCGTGGGTTTATAACATTGTGTATGGTATGTTATTAGATGGCCGAGGGAATAGTGTTGTTTATCCACAAATTAGAGACGGATATATTGATGAGTTAATTCCTTTAAAGCCAACTTTAATTAGCTTTACTGATACAGATGATGGATATGTGATTACGTATGGTGACAAAACATATGAACCTGATGAAGTATTGCATTTTGTTGTCAATCCTGACCCAAATCGACCATGGATTGGGCGAGGGTATCAAGTAGTTCTAAAAGATATTGTTAACAATTTGACACAAGCTACAGCAACGAAGAAAAACTTTATGTCTAGCAAATGGAAACCACCTTTGATCATTTCTGTTGATGCCATGACAGAGGAATTAACAAGTGAAGAAGGCAGAGATTTGATTCTGAAAAAGTATACTTCAGATACGAATGAAGGTAAACCGTGGGTTATACCTGCCGATTTAGTAAAGGTCGAACAAATTAAACCTCTGTCATTGAATGATTTAGCAATTAATGATGCAGTACAAATTGATAAGCGAACTGTTGCAGGTATGTTAGGTGTACCTGCTTTTTTAGTTGGAGTTGGAGATTTCAAAAAGGATGAATTCAACAACTTTATCAATACGACACTCCTTCCGATTGCTAAAGGAATGGAACAAGAACTAACTAGAAAGTTACTTTATGCTCCTGATTTATATTTCAAGTTCAATCCTCGCTCTTTATATGCTTATGACATTAAAGAGCTAGCAGACGTAGGTGGCAACATGTACGTCCGTGGAATTATGACGGGTAATGAGGTCAGGGATTGGCTTGGTATGTCACCGATGGACGGTTTAGACGAAAGAGTAATCCTAGAAAACTATATTCCGGCCGGTATGATCGGTGACCAAAAGAAACTTGTTCAAGGAGGTGGTACTGATGAATAGGGATAACTGGCAAACACGAAGTTTACAATCACAATTAAAGACAAGAGCTGAACAAGAAGACGAAATGATCATTGAAGGTTATTTCGTTGTGTTTAACTCAGAAACAGAACTTTGGCCAGGTGCTTATGAAGAAATTTCGTCAGAAGCATTTAACAATACATTAAGTAATGATGTACGAGCACTAATAAATCATGATACAAGCATGGTTTTAGGTCGGAATAAAGCAGGTACATTAGAACTAAAGGTTGATAGTCGAGGGTTATGGGGAAAAATTAAAGTTAATCCAAACGATACAGACGCAGTTAATCTTTATGAACGTGTAAAACGTGGTGATGTGGATCAATGCTCATTTGGTTTTCAAATTTTAAACGAGGAAACAGAATACCGAGAAGACGGTTCGATTAAATGGACTATTAAAGAAGTTGATCTCTTTGAAGTGAGTGTATGTACATTCCCAGCATATGAAGATACAGGTGTCTCTGCAAGGAAACGAGATTTCGCAGAAATTGAAAAGCGTAAGTTAGACAAGAAAAAAGCACAATTGAAGGAGAGGTTGAAAAAATGTTAAAACAAATTATGTTGCAAAAGAAAATTGAACAAAGGAAAAATTCCTTAAATGAGTTGTTAAAAAAGGCAGAGGGTTTTGCTACTCGCTCAAGCGAATTAGAAACTGCTATTGATGAAGCTAAAACTGATGAAGATGTAGCTACTCTTGAAGAGGAAGTAACGAAGTTAGAAAATGACAAACAAGAGTTAGAAAATGAAAAGTCCCAATTAGAAAGCGAAATTGCTGATTTAGAAAAGGAATTGGATGATTTAAACCGCAATGCACCAAAGCCAAATCAAGGAGGTAAACGTAATATGGGAAATGATGTAGAAATTCGTGAAGCAATTAATGAGTATGTCCGTACGAAAGGGCAAGCCCGAGCAGGGTTTACAACAGTAGATGGAGGAGCATTAATACCTGAAGAATTGTTATCTCCTCAAAAAGTACTAGAAGATGTCGTTGATTTAAGTACTTTAGTAAATGTTAAGGCTGTAAATAGTGGATCGGGCAAATATCCAGTTATAAAAAAATCTGGTAGTAAAATGGTATCTGTTGCTGAACTCGAAAAAAATCCTGAATTAGCAAAACCAACTATCACTGAAGTGCCTTATGATATCGAAACGTATCGAGGTTATATTCCAGTCTCTCAAGAAGTAATTGATGATGCAGATTATGATGTTACTGGATTAATTGCAGAAGAAATTGCAGACCAAGAATTGAATACACGTAATGCAGCAATCGCAGCAGTTTTAAAAACCGCACCTGCAAAAACGGTTACTGGTTTGGATGGATTAAAGGCAGTATTTAATAAAGACATTAAGAAAGTTTATAATGTAAAAGCCATTATTTCCGCTTCATTATACAACGAATTAGATACTTTGAAAGATAACAATGGACGTTACCTATTGCAAGATGACATTACCGTTGATTCAGGTAAACGTTTATTTGGTAAAGAAGTTGTTGTATTAGATGATACGATGATCGGCGCAGCAGAAGGAGACTTAGTAGGGTTTGTTGGTGACCCTAAAGCATTTTGCACTTTATTTGACCGCAAACGTGCTTCTGTAAAATGGGTGGACAATGATATTTACGGACAACTACTTGCCGGATTTGTACGTTTTGATGTGGTTGCTACTGACACAGAAGCAGGATATTATGTAACATTTACTCCTGATACCCAGAATGTTCCAGAAGTGTAAGGTGATGTAAATGGCTAAATATCGCGTGATTCGTAATTTCATAGATTTGCAAGATAATAGACATTTCTACCAAGTAGGGGATAAATACCCTCGCAAAGGTAAGGTAAAAAAGGAACGGATTGAGGAACTTTTAGGATATGACAACCAAGCAAGAGAGCCTTTAATTCAGGAAGTGGAAGTAGGAGATGGATAATGTTTACTACCGACCAAAAAGAAACGACTCTCAATCTGATAAAAGAGCGGTTAGGTATCCGTAGTAATGTTAGGGACACCTACCTAACCGCCATATTAGAGTCAGTAATCGCAGAGTTAGAACAAGAAAAAGGGTTAGTGCTGGATGGTGCTAACCCTTACCATTTTATGTTTGTGGTTGATTATGCTGAATGGAGATACAGCAACAAAGGAAGTATGGACGGAATGCCAAGGCATTTACAGTTTAGGTTGCACAATCTCATGATTAGTGGCGGTGGTAATGGTGGCAACATGGGATTATGAAATTCAATTAATTGGTTTAGTTGATGGTGTAGATGATGATGGGTTTCCGGCGACCGTAGAAAAGCCAAAAGAACCGATTTTAGCAAATAAATTAAGTATACGGTCAAATGAATATTGGCAATCACAACAAGCTGGGATTGAATTATCATTAACATTTGAAATCCATGCCTTTGAATACAACGGTGAGGAAAAACTATTATTTAAAGAACAGGAATACAAGATTGAAAGAATGTATGAAAAAGGTGAATTAATCGAATTAATTTGTAGTCGGAGGTCAAATGATCATGGAATTTGATTTTGAAGGATTTGAAGAACTGCTAAATCAAATTGATAAGTTGGGTGACAAAGCAACTGACATAGAAAAGGTGTCGTTACAAACGGGTGCAGAAGTATTAAAAGAGGATTATCAAAACAATATTTATAATCGAATTGGATACGACACTGGAGTTTCCCAAGAGTCAATTACTGTTTCAAAAATTAGTAATCATCAAATTCATGTTGGACCCACAACCGATGCCTTTTATTTAAGATTCTTGGAAAATGGATTCTATAACGTTATGGCTAAAAAGTTTATTCCGGCCACACCGATATTTCAACCAATATTTTTACAAAGTCGTGAAAAGGTATTAAAAGCCATGATTGAAGCGGCAAGAAGTGAGATGAGTCGCTTATGAACATAAATGGTTTAATAATCAATACATTGAAGCCTACAGGTGTTCCAGTAAGTTTAAGAACATACACTGGTAATGAACCACAATATATAACGTTTTTTACAGAAGATTATCCTGAACTTAGTGCTGATGATGAAGAAGAAATCACAGGATATTTTGTACAAATTGAAGTGTTTTCCAAAATAAATTATACAAATCTAGTAAATACTGTAAAAGATTTAATGATTCAAGCAGGATTTAATCGAATTAACTTTCGTGATGATCCATATTCAAGTGAAATTGGAATGTTTCATAAAGTAATGACATTTAGTTTTAGCGCTTATGTTTGAGTGCTTTTTTATCATCAAAAATTAGGAGGTCATACAATATGGCAGGAGTAGTAGTAGGACTAAAAGATTTACATTACGCAAAATTGACAAATGACGATACTACAGGTGTTGTTTATGAAACACCAAAGAAAATTGCGGGTGCTATCACAGCAACAATTTCACCGACTACGAATTCAGCTACATTATACGCTGATGATGGTGCCGCAGAAACAGCATCAAGTTTGGGTGAGATTTCAGTTACATTAAATACAAAGGATTTACCCAAAGCTATTCAGGCTGATTTACTAGGACATAAGGTCAATAGTGATGGGGTATTGGTTAGATCTGCTGATGATGTTGCCCCATATGTAGCCATTGGGTTTAGGAGTATGAAATCTAACGGTCAATATCGTTATATTTGGTTATACAAAGGAAAATTCCAACCACATGAACAATCTTATCAAACAAAAGGCGATACACCTACATTTCAAACACCAACAATTAATGGGGTGTTTGTCAAACGTGAAATAGATAATCGCTGGCAAGCAGAAGTTGATGCAGATGATGAGAGTGTTAATGCAACTGTCATCACTAACTGGTTTACATCCGTTTACGAAGAAACAACCGATACTGGAGCGTGATAGAAATGCAAATTGAACTTTACATTGATGGCAAAAAGAAATTATTTACGACACCATTTGTCCCTATGCTTGCTAAACGTAAATATCTTGAAGTGTTGGCAAAGGCAGAACAAAGAGAAACGACATCAACAATTGAACAATTACAAGATGATGATGAAATCTATTCCATTCTCACTGATATTGTTTTTAAAGGACAATTTACACTTGATCAATTGTATAACGGTAACAGTATCGAGTACATTCAAATGAAAATGAGAGAGGCTATATTCGGCATTAAAGAAGATGATGAGGGAAACGAGAAGGGGAAGTGACGTTTAACGAAGCGTACACTTCCCTTAAACATTTGTACAAAAAACTAATGTTTCCTGAAAATCCCTATGCACAAAAGTGGACTTTGACTGAAATTGATGGACTAGACGTCCACTTTTTTTCTGAATTAATGTTAGATGAACAAAATCAAATGGCTTATATTGACCAGGTTTTGTAAAGGCAGGTGAGAATATGGCTGACAAAAAACAGATACAGGAACTACGAACAACCCTTTCGATGGATAGTGATCAGTTTAAGCGCACAGCAAAGGAAACTCAAGCTGATCTAAAAGCGTTAAAATCTGAAATGAACTTTGTGAAAGCGGAAGGGAAAGAATATGCAAAAAGTTTGGATGGACTAACCAAGCAGCAAGATATCTTAAACCGTCAATTAAAAGTCCAACAAGAACAATTAGAACAAGTTAAGAAAAAGTATGATGCAGCTGTAAAATCAACCGGTGAAAATAGTACAGAAGCCAGGAAACTACAAGCCCAATATAATAACCTCGCTGCCCAGATAAGAAAAACCGAAAATCAATTAGAGTCCGTCAATAAAGCTATTGAGGAGCAATCAAATAAATGGATTCAGCTTAGTAAACGATTAACAGATGCAAGCGATAAGGCAAAGGCCGCCGGTGAAAAGTTGTCTGATTTTGGTCAAAACATGACAACTAAAGTTTCCGCACCTCTAGCGGCTGTAGGATTAGCTGCTTTTAACATGGCCAGTCAATTTGAACAAGCTACAGGTATTATCCAAGCAGAAATGGGAAACTCAAGTATTTCTGCAGAAAAACTGGAAAAAGTAGTAAAAAGTCTATGGGAACAAGGTTTCGGAGAAAATCCTCAAGAAGTCGCTGCAAGTGTATCTAATGTCGCGAAAGCATTGGGGGATCTAAGTGAAGTTGATTTGTCGTATGTAACTAAAGGTTTATCGTTATTTGATCAACGCGGATGGGCTGACCAACGAGAAGCATTACGAGCAATGAAAGTATTAATGGAACAATTTGGGCTTAGCGCTCAAGAGTCTATGGACCGTTTAACATGGGGATTTCAAAATAACCTTGATTATAGCGGAGAGTTTTTAGACTCTATATCAGAATATAGCACCTATTACGCTGAAATGGGTTTAAGTGTAGATGATATGTTTGCGAGATTTAAAGCAGGTGCAGAAACAGGAGCCTTCCAATTAGACAAAATCGGCGACGCCATGAAGGAGTTTACTCTTCGCGCAAAAGATGGATCTAAAACGAGCGCAGAGGCATTCCAAGCACTTGGTTTAAATGCTGACGAAATGACGCGTCAGTTTAACGCAGGCGGGGAAACCGCTAAAAAAGCGTTTGAAACTGTAGTTAAAGCTATTAAAAATACTAAAGATGAAACAACAAAAAATGCGGCTGCTGTTGGTTTATTTGGCACACAATATGAAGATTTAGGTGAAAAAGCCTTTGACGCAATGTTACAGGCAACAGAAGGACTTGGTAACGTAGAAGGCGCAACGAAAAAAGCAAGTGACGCACTACAAAATAATTTTGCAACAAGAGCAAAAAAGGTATGGCGAGAATTTCAGTCAGACCTTGCCCCTGCAGGTGATGCTTTACTTGATATTGCTGAAAATATTTTACCAAAAGCAGCTGATGCAATTGGTGACGTAACCGATGCCTTTGCTGATTTATCACCTGAAACACAAGAAACAATTGTAAAAATTGCTGGTATTACTGCAGCGGCGGGACCTGCTTTTATGGCAATCGGGAGTTTATCAAGTGGTATTAGTGGTTTACTAAAAGTTGGTGGAAGTCTCGCGGAGTTGCTTGGAAAATCAAATGAAGCTGGACTTTTAGGTCGTATTGCAGGGTTAGGTATGAAGGGTCCAGTCGGTTTAGCTGTTGCTGGTGTTGGACTTCTAGCAGGCGGTATTTATGCACTATCTAAAGCATCCAAAGATAATACAGAAGAAACATTAAAATCAATCGAATCTAGAGAAAAAGATATTGAATCACTCGATAAAACCATCAGTAGATTTGATGAGTTACAAAACAAAAATAAACTTTCAACCGACGAAATGCTTCGTTACATGGACATCATGACGGAACTTAAGGACGCAAAGTCAGAAGAAGCAATTCAAAAACTTAGCCAAGAGCAACAGGCGTTACTGGAAAAGTCGGGGCTTACTAATGACGAAATGTTAGAGTTTTTGGATCTTAATGATAAAGTTGTTGAAAAAAGTCCGGAAACTGAAAAAGCTATATCCAATCAAGGAAATGCATATGCAACAACAACTGATAAAGTAAAAGAATTGAATGAAGCTGAAAGAAAGCGACTTGAACAGAAAACTTACGAAAAAATTAGAGATGGTCTTGACCAACAGGCAAGAAACTTAGAAAAACAAAGAGAACTGCAATCTGAAATTAATAGCTTAGAGTCGGAATACAACGACCATCTCAATGCTTCTATAGAGATAAATAGCC